AGCATTGAAACAATGCATATTTGATTTAATAGCTCCCGTTCGTGTTTTCTCTTATTAATGGCATCTTCAGTAAATACTGGGTTACTGATTTTGACACCAATTTCAAAACAACCTTCAGACGTATTAACGTTTGGTAATAACGTTTCCATTATCGCGTCCTCAACAATGAATTTTGTGATGCGGTGCCTGGTGCCTCCAGGTGACGTTAACCAGTTAACAATTAACGCCGGATACAGGGAAACCCATAAACACCCGATACGGGGGAACTAATCGCTTTTTAACTGTTCCGCGTGCGCTCAGCCGCATTCACCGCATCACAAAATTCACTTTAAAAAGGGCGGACATCAGCCAGCAATGAAACTGATGCCGCCAAAGGTACAAATCAACATGGAGTGTTGTAGCGGGGTTGTCACTCAGGCGTATGGTCAACCTGACAACCCGGTGCCACCAATGGGGGTAAGGAATAACCCCGCCATACTTACCGCCGCGCCATTTCGCGGAGTGCCACAACCGGAAGCACACAATCGAAGAAATCTAACGACAAGCCTTCTAAGGAAAAGACACCTCCGCCGTGCGCTTTCGCGTTATGCCCTGACTTTTCAGGGATATATTCTTTCAGTAAACTGTCAGTGCCGGATTCTTATCCGTGTCCGGCGCACGACAACACGCTGTCACGTGTGGTCTCCATTCTCAACCAGTAACTTCAATGGAGGATAAAATGCCAAACAAGCCAATACATCCGATTATTGAAAAACAGATTGAATGCCTGGTTAATCAACTCAGGCAATCAGGGTTATTAAAAACTCATTCAGAGCTAGGGCTCACAGAATCGGCATTCGACGATAAATTAAATAATGCGCTTTATAATGGCATCATTGATTACAATCGTGGCGCTGGTCGCCGTGGCCCTGCTGGTGCAGCTTTGTAATTACCAGTTAATCCATAGCGGATAGTGTTCAGCATAAATATAGCTATACACATCCAGGTTGTATTTGCGGTCTGTCCTTAGCAGGTCGCAAATACAGGCCGCAGCTTCCAGGGCAGCAGCTTTGTTGCTGAATAACCATGTGGCAACATTCCAGCGATTATCTGTATCCCACTCTTTTGCTAGAGTTGACACCACGAAGGAGCCGTTGGTATTGCCATCAAATACTTCCGTTTCCAGATTTTTAAGTAATGCCTGGTGAATTCTTGCTAGGTATTCAGTCGGAATTTCGCCACGAATTCGGATAAGGTTGTCATAAACAAACATATTCCCCGCATATGGCGATTTTTCTTTCCTGCATTTTAAGCCAGTATCTCGGGTAAACTGGTCAATTTCTTCTTCGGTTTGTTTCGTATTGATGTTTTGCGTTATCGTTTCTGCAATGGGCTTTGCTTTATTTTCTACACAATGATTGTTTGTGAACGAATCTGAATACAGTCCGGTAAAAGAATTGCGGACATGATTTGATAAATTTCTGATGAACACTTTATCTACTAATACCATTGGGTTCCGCGCCAGTTGCGAGCGAATCACATCAGCGACCATTTCCTGTATTGATATTGGTAAATCTTTAAATTCCATTATTAGCCTCGTTGGTTAGCTATTAACGTGGGTATGTAATCATTCTGGCAATGCTTAATGCCGCTGCTTTTTCCAGCCTGGTGATATCCTGCTCCAGAGCGGACAGATTTTCAGCCTGCTTAGCCCTTGCTTCATTGGCCCATTTCAGATCCTGCGCTGCATTAATTTTCTGGCGCATCCACTCATAAAGTTCATCATCGGTATAGTCTGGCGCGATGATGACGGGTTCTCGTTTCTGCATACTGATTCCTCGCGGTGCTGTTTCGCTTATCAGCCGTTAGATTTTGCCGAGCTGGAAAGCGCCTGTTTAAACTCACTGAAGCTGAGAGCTTCTTCGCCTTCGGCAAGGCCTTCGAAGTATTCTTCGTAAGCCTTTTCCATGATTGTGTCGAAATCCATATCACTCGCCTGAGTTTCTTTCCAGCCAGCGACGCGCGCCAGTTTCGGTTTTAAACGTTTTGCTTTTGGTATACGTCATCGCGGTGAATGTGCCGTCCTGGTTGGGAAACACGCCGTATACCAGAGATTCGTTGTTGCCAAGATCGATAGTATCCATGTTGACCTCATTTCCCCTTAACGCCGGGGTAGCGGAACAAAAACCTGCTGCATAGTTAAAGTTGAACCCTGCCGTCATGTTCTTACGCCTCGGGCTGGCTACTTAACCCCTGACCACTGCCTGGTAACTCGAAGTATTGCCCTGCGTTCTGTGGGGCGGGGAGTTGGTTGGTGAGTATAATCTACAAATTAAAATTTAATTGGTCAATATATTTATCATTAAATTTGTAGCTGAGGCCGATTGCATTAGTCCCGAAATGGGACTACCATACAGTTATGAAGATCATCTCAGTTAAAACGCTTAGGGATTTTTGGGCGGAGAATCCCGATGCAGAACAACCGCTAAGGGCATGGGTGGATGAGGCAGCAAAGGCTGACTGGAAAAGCCCGGCAGACATTAAGGCACAATACCGAACGGCCAGTATATTGAAAAACCGGCGCGTGGTATTCAACATAAAAGGTAATCATTACCGTTTAATTGTTGCAATTGCGTATCAGCGAGGATGGGTATTTGTTAAATTCATCGGAAACCACAAGGAATACGATGCCATTGATGCTGATACCATTGAACCGGAGTAAGCATGAACATCAAACCTATTCGTACAGAGCAAGATTATGAAGCCGCGTTGCGTGCTGTTGAGCCCATGTTCGACAATGAGCCGGAAATTAACACGCCTGAGGGGGATTTCTTTGAGGTGATGTGTTTGCTAATAGCGGAATATGAAAAAAAACATTATCCCATTGAGCCACCATCCCCAATTGAAGCTATAAGATTTCGCATGGAACAGCAGGGGCTGACCGTGAAAGATTTGGAACCCGCAATTGGAAAAAAAAATCGGGTTTACGAGGTGTTGAATGGCACCAGAAGCCTTACGTTACCAATGATTCGCCGTCTTCATAATCAATTTGGTATCCCCTTGGAAAGCCTGGTGGGATTATAAAATCTGTTAGTCATTTGCCTGATGCTCGTTCCAGAAAAGGAACGCATCAGGCAGTTTTGTTTTTCTGCCGCAGTAACTCTTCAAGTTTGCGTTTATAGAAATCGCGTTTTTGCTCCATATCCCGAATGATCTGCTCTGCGTCGCTTTGAGGTAACTCATCTAAAAGCGATATGATTTTTCGTTGTTGTTCTGTAAGTTGCGGTTGGTTGTCATTACTGGATACAGCCATCTTATCGCCGAGAGTTTCTTCTTCCATAAAGAACCAATGGACGGGATGTTGTGAGAGCTCTGCTAATTTTTCCAATTTATCCATTCTTGGCATCACGCCTTTCAACCAACCTTGCACGGATTGGGGTTTTACACCAAGACGTCTTCCCAGCTCTGACTGGTTTATATTCAATTCCTGCAACACCTGCTGAAGGCGTTTTACAAAGATCATCACCACCCCTCGAAAACTAATCCTGCAATCCTACAGAAAAAATTGATAAGTGGCATTACAAATAGAAGTTGAAAATTAAAATTAAATTTGTAATTATCGGTGCCATCGTAAAGTTTGGAGGGAAACATGCAAAAAAGTACTCAAGTGAAAATCCTGTCGATAATGAGCCAATCAGAGTTAGGGCGTCGTCTTGGTAAAACTCCACAAACTATAAGTGGGTGGTTTAAAAAACGAGTTCCTGCGGAGGAGGTCATTCCAGCATGTGAGGCGCTTGGCTGGGGAGTGACTCCGCATGAATTGCGCCCTGATAAATACCCTAACCCAACCGACGGTTTACCTGTTGGATGTAAGGTTAACACATCAAATGCGCCGGAGTTGATTCATGAAAATCAAGCATGAACACATCCGCATGGCGATGAATGCCTGGGCGCATCCAGACGGCGAGAAAGTACCGGCTGCGAAAATTACCAAAGCGTATTTCGAACTCGGTATGACGTTCCCGGAATTGTACGACGACAGCCATCCGGAAGCCCTGGGCCGTAACACCCAGAAAATTTTCCGCTGGGTGGAGAAAGACACTCCTGATGCGGTTAAAAAAATTCAGGCGTTGTTACCAGCGATCGAAAAAGCAATGCCACCTCTGCTGGTGGCCCGAATGCGCAGCCACAGTTCAGCCTATTTTCGGGAACTGGTGGAGACGCGGGAACGACTGGTGAGAGACGCTGATGATTTTGTCGCAGTGGCGATTGCTGGTTTCAATCAGATGAATCGTGGCGGCCCAGCGGGAAATGCCGTGGTGGTGCATTGATAACGTGTTCTGGGGGGGGGGGATGAAGCTCCTTTTTGCTGAACGCCCGCTGGTTATAAACACGCAGCTGGCGATGAAAATTGGTCTGAACGAAGCCATCGTGTTGCAGCAGCTGCATTACTGGTTGAGAGATACCAGTTCCGGCATGGAATGTGATGGTGTTCGCTGGATTTATAACACAACTGAACAATGGCTGGAACAGTTCCCGTTCTGGTCAGAGTCAACGTTAAAACGCGCATTTGCAAGTCTGAAAACGCTGGGGCTTTTGCGTTGCGAAAAGCTCAATAAATCAAAGCGCGATATGACTAATTTCTACACGATCAATTACGAGAGCAAGCTTTTAGATGATGGCAAATTGAGCGAATCCATCAGGTCAAAATGCGCCGCTCCATCAGGTCAAAATGACACGATGGAAGAGGCCAAAATGACACACTCCATTGGTTCAAAACGACCCAATGTCATCGGGTCAAAATGGCCCGATGATCCTACAGAGATTACTACAGAGAATAAAAACACTTCTTGTCCGGAAGCTTCGCAACCGGACGAGGAGACGGCTGAACAGGATTTTTTAACCCGACATCCTGACGCGGTTGTGTTCAGTGCGAAAAAACGCCAGTGGGGCAGCCAGGAAGATTTGACGTGTGCGCAGTGGATCTGGGGGCGAATCGTGAGTCTTTACGAACAGGCTGCCAGCGATGATGGCGAGATCACGCGACCGAAAGAACCAAACTGGACCGCATGGGCCAATGACGTGCGCACAATGCGGATGCTGGATGGCAGAACTCACAGGCAAATTTGCGAAATGTTCAGTCGGGTACAACGGGATCCATTCTGGGTAAAAAACGTCATGAGCCCGTCAAAGCTTCGCGAAAAATGGGATGAGCTGGTTATTCGTCTGGGACGTTCGCCTGTACAGCGTTGTGTGAATCACATTTCTGAACCGGACACCGAAATTCCGCCGGGATTCAGGGGGTAACGGGTTATGAAAAATATTGCGGCAGGTGGTGTTCTTGAGCGTATCCGTAAGCTGGCCCCGCAGCATGTAACCGCGCCGTACCGGACAGTGGACGAGTGGCGAGAGTGGCAGCTTGCAGAAGGGCGAAAGCGTAGTGAGGAAATTAACCGCCAGAATCGCCAGATCCGGGTGGAGAAAATTATGAAGCGTTCCGGTATCCAACTGTTGCACCAGAAGTGTTCGTTTGCGAATTACCAGGTGAAGAACGATGGCCAACGCCACGCGCTGAGCCAGGCAAAATCCATCGCGGAAGAAATGATGACCGGATGCACAAATTTCGTGTTCAGCGGTAAGCCGGGTACCGGAAAGAATCATCTGGCAGCAGCCATTGGCAACCATCTTCTGGCGAAAGGTCGCAGCGTGATTGTGGTGACGGTGGCGGATGTGATGCTGGCGTTACACGGCAACTACGACAACAAAAACTCGGGCGAAAAATTTTTGCAGGGGTTGTGTGAAGTTGACCTGCTTGTCCTGGATGAAATTGGTATGCAGCGGGATACGCGTAACGAACAGGTCACACTGAACCAGATAGTCGATCGCAGAACAGCCTCGATGCACAGCGTCGGGATGCTGACGAACCTGAACCATACGGCAATGAATACGCTGCTTGGCGAGCGCGTGATGGACCGCATGACCATGAACGGTGGTCGCTGGGTGAATTTTAACTGGGATAGCTGGCGTTCAAATGTCAGTCATTTAAGGGTTGTGAAGTAATTTCAGGAGGACTCATGGCAAGCGTTTTTACACCCGAACAGCGGGAAGAACTGAAGGCACGAATTATCGGGCTGATACACAGGAACAAACGCATGACGATGTCGCAACTGGAGAGGGCAACGGGGGCGGGTTGGCATACGGTCAGACGTTGTCTTGTGGATGTGGTTGCTTGTGGTGATTTGTACATATCCGGTAAACACGGTGTTTTTGTATCAGAACAGGCGTATCAGGCGTGGTGTAAAACTCCGAAGAAAGCTGACCCGGCACTGGTCCGGAAGTTACCTGATGGTGAAATCCGTCGCTACGACAGAGACATGAACATAATTTGCCGGGAATGCCGTAACAGCGAATCAATGCAACGTGTACTGGCGTTCTATCGGGGTAATTTTCAGGAGGTGATGGAGTGAGGGTGAGGGTTTATATCGCCGGTCCTATGACCGGGTATAAAAATTTCAACCGTGAGGCGTTCCACAAGGCAGAAGAGGAACTGAAACGGGAGGGGCACACAGTCTTAAATCCGGCAGTACTTCCGGACGGCCTGACTCAGTTGCAGTACATGGATATCTGCATGGCGATGATACGTTGCGTGGATGCGATTTATATGCTGAATGGCTGGCAGCGGTCGGCAGGTGCTAAGGCAGAACTGGCACTGGCGGAGAAGCTGGGGCATGCGGTTATTTTACAGAAGGCGATGCAGTGAATATGTTCTGGATAATCAAAATTGAGCTGTTTGTTATTGTATTCCTGATCAGTGCATTTCTGGCAGCGGCTTTTATTATCTGGGAAAATCCTTTTCGACATATCAGTCCACTGTTTGCAATCAGGGTGTTAATAGCATCGGTTGTAGTGGTGTGGTTAATTTGTTTTTCATTATTTTAATGGAGTTAATGTTATGAACGAAATCAAAGAAATGCCGGTAGAACGTGATGCATATGGCTGCTGGACGCATCCTGAATATGAAAATTTCTGTGATGGTAGAGAACATATTTCAACGGAAGAGTTTAACGCATGGATGGAGGAAAATAATCTTCAATGGACCATCAGAACTATGGATGAAGATGATTTTAATCTGGACGCAGATGGTCCCGATATTGCCTCCTGGAAACCGGAGCGCCCGGAAGGTGAAGGCTGGTTCATTGGTTCCATTCATGACACTGAAGATGGTCCTGTTTGTGTATGGCTGAGAAATAAGGCTGAAGCATAAAGGCGATAAACCACCTGACAACAAAACACTGAAAAATTTAAATCAGAAGTGAATTTTATTAAATCCTTAACCGGAGGGATTTCTGCACCCTCAAAACATCAGGAGGCCGCCCGAAAGGGCGGTAATGAAAAATGGCTGAATTAACCAAAGAACAATTAATCGAAGAGGCCAAATTAAAAATAGCGATTACGAAATGTCACCCCAATTCAGGGATGGCACGGATAGAGGGTGAGTTATTCAAAATTGCACTGGCATCGCTGGAAGCTGAGCCGGTGGCGTGGAAGGCAACCTTCACGCAAATTGACCATGAATATAATACGTTCACCGCTATGTATTCTGACAAAGCAGAAGCCAAACGGTGGGTGCGACTGCATAAAGTAGGTGACTTTCGGGCAGAAATAACACCACTTTATGCAGCATCGCCAGCGCTGGTAGTGCCTGATAAGTTGCCGCGTGAATACATAAGAGGTTGGCCTCTTGCGTATAGTGATTATGCTGAAGGATGGAACGATTGCCGCGAAGCCATGCTTCAGTCAGGAAGCTTTCGGGAAAACAAGGATTCGTCAACCAATAATTTTCGGAAAATCTCGGAAACGTCAACCAACTCTCCGGTAATTCCTGGTGAGGTGTTGTCTGCAATCCTGAAGTTTGCCAGGGTTCGCGCCGATTTCGATGATTTTGACGGTGACAGGCGAGGTATCAGTGATTGTCTTGATGAGGCTGAGCAAGAGCTGATCGTTACCATTAACAAACATGCCAGTCAGATTGCAGCAAAACCGTCGCAGGAGGAGAAGAGTGGGAACGCCGACTGTACCGCCACTTCTGGTAAAACTGACAATCCACAAGCATCCGGAAAACAGGTTAACGAATTAACAATGTTGGTTAAGCGATTAGCCAGTTCGTTAAAAAGCGTCAATAAATCAAGCAATCTACCTGATAAGGCGATGGAATATCTGAAGCAGAACGGACTGGTTGGTGTGGAGGATGTTTTACGATGACCTGGCCTGAGGCATTTACAACGGCAGGAATCGCAATGGCGGTGGCGCTGGTGGTGTATTCGATTTGCCGCTGGGGATAACAAACAAAAACCCCGGATTGACGGTCCGGGGTTTTTGAAGGAAACAAACAGAAACAACAATTGCCGTTATCTGTTGCCACCAATGACAAGTAAACGTATCTCAGGCGAGCGCATTGCGCCGTTCTGACGCGGATACATTAGCCTGGGCAGAAGGTTCTGGCAATAAAAAATAGCGTTTTCTTATCGGTGTCGGTAAGATTGTTGCGGGTGCTTGAGGCTGTCTGCCTCGGGCATGCCACTGTAAGGCAGACAGAGAAAAGCCCCAGTTAACATTACGCGTCCGGCAAGACGCTTAACATTAATCTGAGGCCCAATCTATGCTACACAAACGTAGGTTAGCCTCTTACGTGCCGAAAGGCAAGGAGAAGCAGGCTATGAAGCAGCAAAAGGCGATGTTAATCGCCCTGATCGTCATCTGTTTAACCGTCATAGTGACGGCACTGGTAACGAGGAAAGACCTCTGCGAGGTACGAATCCGAACCGGCCAGACGGAGGTCGCTGTCTTCACAGCTTACGAATCTGAGGAGTAAGAGACCTGGCGGGGGAGAAATCCCTCGCCACCTCTGATGTGTCAGGCATCCTCAACGCACCCGCACTTAACCCGCTTCGGCGGGTTTTTCGTCGCATTATGAGGTTGTAATTTTAGCTACCATTAGACTATCCTAAGGATCTCAAACAGATCTATTTTGCATCAAATTTGGTGCATGGCTTTGCCAATAATCGGAAAACAAAAGGACTCATTAGTATGAGCTGCCCACTCAAAAAACACACGCGGTTGAGTATTCCGCCTCGCGATAAAAGCGTTGTGGCAGTCCCTCGCCCAGCGATTGATGAAAACTGCGCACATCGTGAACAAGTGAAAAATGCTTTTGATTTCGGTTTTTCTCGTTATGAGAAAGCCATGGAAGAACTTTCAAAAGTGTAATGATGGGTATTGTGCTCTATGGCTGAGATTGTTGAAGGAGTGCATTACCTTACGGTTGATGATCTTGTTGAAATCAATCGTTCCCTAATTGAATTACAGACGCCAGATGAGCCCGTTGGTGTTCTGAGTCCAGATAACTTAAGTTCTTCTCAGGCCCGTCCCAGCATGGTTCGATGGTATGAACAGACTAATGACATGTTTGTACTGGCATCGGTATTGATTGAAAGTCTGATTCAGAATCATCCGTTTGCTAATGCGAACAAACGAACAGCTATGATGGCTGGTTGCGTCTTCTTGTTGTTGAATGGCTATGAGTTAACAGCACCAGGCGATGAAATCGTGGAAATGGCGGAGGGACTGGCCTGCAAAACCTATACTCGAGAAGATCTCGAGAACTGGTTGTGTTATTGGTCTCGCGCGTATGACAGCCGGGAATTATGTAAAACAGGCGCAACTATTGTTTTGTATGAAACTATCAAGCTTAAAATAGAACAGCAAAACTAAAGGCGCTTCCAATGAAAACCCGCTTCGGCGGGTTTTGTTTTTTCCGGGCATTCTGGTTTACAATCTGCACGCCAGCCTGAACAACTGGCACCTGCTGCGCCAGCAGAGAAAACAGATGGCGCACAAGACCAAATTACACAATTCTGATAATTCAGCCGCTCTTGCCAGCAGGCACGGGCGGCGTTCTCATGTATTCAAATCTGACTGGTACCAGCATCCCCCATGCACTGAAGAACAGGCCGAATGGCTGATTCAGTGTTACGGCAGGTGCGGATACGAGGTTAAGAAAGCCCTCAGCCTCGATTATCGTCACTGGATAATCTCTGTCAGGCTCCCTTATTCCGAACGTCCACCGCGTCCATCCCGCACATACCAGCAACGCATCTGGAGGTAACGTGCGGGTATTACTTCGACCTGTTCCGGTGCCGGAACTTGGGCTGGTGGTGCTAAAACCGGGCCGTGAATCCATGCGGGTATTTCATAATCCTCGGGTGCTGGTGGAACCGGAACCGAAAAGCATGCGCGGTCTGCCGTCCGGAGTTGTTCCTGCTGTTCGCCAGCCGCTGGCGGAAGATAAATCATTACTGCCATTTTTCAGCGATGAGCGGGTGATTCGTGCTGCTGGTGGTACTGGTGCATTGTCTGACTGGCTGTTGCGCAATGTTAAATCCTGCCAGTGGCCTCATGGTGATTACCATCACAGTGAAACCGTCATACACCGTTACGGTACCGGCGCGATGGTGTTGTGCTGGCACTGCGACAACCAGCTTCGTGACCAGACATCAGAATCGCTGGAGCTGCTTGCTCAACAAAATCTGGCAGCCTGGATGATTGACGTCATCCGTCACGCAATGAATGGCACGCAGGGGCGTGAATTATCACTGGCTGAACTGTACTGCTGGGCTGTTGTAAATAATGTGGTGGATGCCATGACCGAAAATATGGCGCGTCGAATCCTGAAACTTCCGGGTGAAAACATCCGCTCAGTGTACCGCGAAAGCGACATCGTACCGGGAGAACAGACCGCCACCAGCATACTGAAACAGCGCACAAAAAATATAGTGCCGCCGTCTTACTCTCACCAGCAACAGAACCCGCCACAGGAAAAGACGGTGGTAAGCATCACTGTTGATCCGGAGTCTCCGGCTCAGTATCTCCAGCGCCAGAAACCACAACGGGAAGAGATGCCCGTATACACGCGCTGGGTAAAAACGCAGAAATGCATGACGTGTGGCAATCAGGCAGATGATCCGCATCACATCATTGGTCATGGACTGGGAGGGATGGGAACAAAGGTTGACGATTTGTTTGTTATTCCGCTGTGCCGTAAATGCCATAACGAACTACACGCCGGGGTAAAAGATTTTGAAGAAAAACACGGCAGCCAGCTGTTGTTGCTGATTCGTTTTTTAATGCACGCGAAAAATTCGGGCGTCCTGAAGTGGAAATCATAAATGACTGAACGCATAGAATTTGTTTTGCCTTACCTTCCGACGGTGAATACCTACTGGCGTCGTCGTGGCAGCACATATTTTGTATCAAAAGCAGGGGAGCGTTATCGCCGGGATGTGGCGCTTATTGTTCGCCAGCAGCGACTGAAATTAAATCTGTCCGGAAGGCTGGCGATAAAGATTATTGCAGAGCCACCGGATAAGCGCCGCCGCGACCTGGACAATATCCTGAAAGCGCCGCTGGATGCGCTCACACATGCCGGGTTGATTATCGACGACGAGCAGTTTGATGAAATCAATATAGTGCGTGGTCTGCCTGTTTGCGGTGGGCGACTGGGTGTGAATATATTCGTAATAAGAGGATGTAATGATGTTGCGTGATATTCAGCTGGTTATGGAGCGGTGGGGAGCATGGGCAGCAAATAATCATGAAGATGTAACATGGCCCTCGATAGCTGCTGGTTTTAAAGGATTAATCCCGACTAAAGTGAAATCACGTCCTCAGTGTTCTGATGATGACGCCATGATAATTTGTGGCTGTATGGCACGATTAAACAAGAATAATCAGTATTTGCACGATTTGTTGGTGGATTATTACGTAGGTGGAATGACATTTATGGCTCTTGCACGTAAGCATAGATGTTCTGATGGGCTTATTGGTAAAAGACTTTATAAAGCGGAAGGTATTATTGAAGGAATGCTTATGGCTCTGAATGTTAGGTTAGATATGGATATGCGGTAGGGATATATAGTGACTATGGTTATGTTTTCTGTGTTTATAATCAATGTGTTTATTTTTTGTGGTCGTGAATTTTATGGAAAGTAAACAAAATGTTGCCAGGTGAATTGAAAATATTGATAATCAAGCTTCATCATTAAATAAAAGGAGTGTTTATGTGGATTGTGTTAGCACTGGCACTGTCAACTCTCAGTTGGCATAAGGTAGTGGCTTTTTCATTGTTGACGGTGTCTGTTGTCCTGGCTATGCTTAATGATATTATTGATTGGCCTGTGTTGTTTTTTGTTTCTACAATCGTTTTTTTTATTATTTTGAAGTTCAACTGGAAATATAACGCCTGGGCTAAATCCATATATGAAGCTGGCATAGTTTTATCAGCCATAGCATTATCTTTCCATTTATGGCCAGGGTTTCACAATCCTGTAGTGCTAAAGTCTGTTACTGTCGGACCTCAAAGCACTCCCTATACAATGTATTTTAATTTTGATAAAGCGCTGGTGCCATTTTTGTTAGTCCTGTGTACAGCTTCTTTGTTTAAAAAAGAAGTGAAATCAGAAGTGTCTTTGTGGAAATGGGGGGCTCTGTTGCTCTCTGTTCCTCTTATCCTGTTTTTGGCTGTTTTTTTTGGTGGGTTAAAACCAGAGATTCATTTTCCTGAGTGGTTGCCAGAGTTTATATTGGCTAATTTGTTTTTTGTGTCTCTGGCAGAGGAATCATTATTTAGAGGGTATATTCAATCACGGCTATCAGAAGTAACGTCTCCATTGATTGCGTTAATTGTGGCGTCTTTGTTGTTTGGTTTTTATCACTATTCAGGTGGTGCTTTACTTGTATTATTTGCTACGTTATCTGGTGTTGTGTATGGATTGTCATGGATGTGGAGTGGGCGCTTGTGGGTGGCAACCCTTTTCCATTTTGGTCTGAATCTGTGTCACTTGTTATTCTTTACCTATCCATTCTTAAAACATAATTGATTTTTTCTATGGCTTTAAATTTATAACACTGAAAAATAACAGGATGTGACATTTGCATGAGAAATATGCACGGCAAAGCATTTACGTACGTAAAAAATCATGTATGCTTTTAAGAGTGGTTATTTCACCTCATAGCCTGAACCCGCCTCTGAGCGGGTTTTTTGTGCCCGCAAAGTAGCGCAGTGCGTTAAATGTGCTGGTGGTTATTAATACTGGTCTTTCAGCTTGCTGGCTTTTTGGACAAGAGTTATTGGTATGTCACGTTAACCGGAAAAGGAAAAAAGACATGCTAAAACAGCAGGATATGACCGAAACCGCCAGAGTGGTGTTTAATGAATTAAGCGTCACCGAACCGGCGACCGTCGGGGAAATTGCGCAGAATACTTACCTTTCACGCGAACGCTGCCAGTTAATACTGACCCAGCTTGTTATGGCGGGTCTGGCAGATTATCAGTTCGGTTGTTACAGACGCCTTCCGCAGTGAAGGCTTTTTAATTTGTGGTAATGGGCGGCTGGTGGGTGTTAGCGGCACCTGCCAGCCATCTGCTCATGCGTTGGGATCACAAGCAAACCTCAGGCCCATCTGCTTTGCGCAAAAGCGGTATGAGCCTATCAGAGAAGTGCTTATTGATCCATGGCTAATACTGTAAAAATATCCAGTTGTGAGTTAATCAACGCTGATTGCCTGGAATTTATCCGGACCTTACCGGAAAACTCTGTCGATCTTATAGTCACAGACCCGCCATACTTTAAAGTGAAGCCCGAGGGCTGGGATAACCAGTGGAAGGGGGACGATGATTACCTGAAATGGCTGGCTCAGTGTCTGGCGCAGTTCTGGCGGGTACTGAAACCTGCCGGAAGTCTCTACCTGTTCTGTGGTCATTGCCTGGCATCTGATATCGAAATCATGATGCGTGAACGCTTTAATGTGCTGAACCACATTATCTGGGCGAAGCCGTCCGGACGCTGGAACGGGTGCAACAAGGAAAGCCTGCGGGCGTATTTCCCGGCAACAGAGCGCATTCTGTTTGCCGAACATTATCAGGGGCCATATCAGCCAAAAAATGACGGCTATGCGGCAAAAGGGCGCGAGCTTAAGCAGCACGTAATGGCCCCGCTGATTGCTTACTTTCGTGATGCGCGTGAATCACTGGGGATAACGTCAAAACAGATAGCAGAAGCCACCGGAAAGAAAAACATGGCTTCACACTGGTTTGGTACCAGTCAGTGGCAGTTACCGAATGAGGCCGATTACAGTAAACTGCAGGCGTTGTTTGCGCGTGTTGCGGCAGAAAAACACCAGCGCGGTGAACTGGAGCAGCCACACCACCAGCTGATCAGCACATACAGCGAACTGAACCGGCAATATGCCAGCCTGCTGGAGGAATACAAATCACTGCGGCGTTATTTTTCCGTATCGGCTGTCGTTCCTTATACGGATGTCTGGACGCATAAGCCCGTGCAGTATTATCCGGGTAAACATCCCTGTGAAAAACCGGCGGATATGTTGCGTCAGATAATTACTGCCAGCAGCCGTCCAGGCGATTTGGTCGCAGATTTTTTTATGGGGTCGGGGTCGACAATAAAAGCAGCACTGTCGCTGGGACGCAGGGCGATTGGCGTGGAACTGGAAGAGGAGCGTTTTAATCAGACGGTCAGAGAAATAACGAAAGATTTTTAATTCAGTGATGATATAAGTTGTATATTTCTGATACAGATGTATACACATATTTAAAACTGAACACCAAATATATTTTTGATGTCTGAAAAACTGTCGTTAGTATTCTGACTGGTCCGGAAGACGGTTATTTTTGTGTTCACAGTGGCGTTACTATCGTCTGAATGACCAGTGCTGGCTTTCCTGGTAATTCGTGTGATTCCGGAAGCCAGTACAGTATGCGGGTATCGTATAATGGCTATTACCTCAGCTTTCCAGGCTGATGATGTGGGTTCGATTCCCGCCACCCGCTCTCCAGTAAAACTGATGAGTCATAGCTTTATTATCAGCACTGGCGAATTTTCGTGAAGAACAGACCTGGCAGGTGGATGTGTTGTTCTTCATTCTGTAGACCTGACCGCCTACAGTTTCAGTGCTTTTTTTTGTAGTCATCCCTGCATGTTGCAGGGATGAGGTGATACCAGAATGCGTCGTTGTCTGTTTCCGGGCCTACGATTTGCCAGTTTGCACAGCAGGCTGACGGCGCATTCTTATAACATCTATACAAGTAAACTCTGTTTCATCATTACATTGCGTTAGCCCGCCTTATGTGCGGGCATTTTTTTACCTATGCATATGGCTCGCTGCGGCGGGCCTTTTTCATATCCGCGCCACGCCTGGCGCACATCACATCAGATAGCGCCACACAAAAGGCATCTGCGGGTGCCTTTGACGGGGTGTTGTTTTTTTACGGGCCGCTGGTGGCCCTTTTTTATTTACAGGAGAAAAACGTATGTCTGAACCCTTGTCCGGTTCCGGCACGGCTGCGGCGCTCGGCGGGGCGACGGTATTCGGGCTGTTTACCGGAACGGATTTCGGGATTGTGTTTGGTGCATTCGCAGGGGCGCTGTTTGTGGCCACGATACCACAGCAGATTTCTGTCTGGCGTGTGGCAGCGCATTTTCTGGTGTCGTTCATTGTTGGCGTGCTGGGGGCGGATGTGATGGCGTCTTACCTGGTTGAAAAACTGAATCTCCACAGCACATCTCTCGACGCGCTTTGCGCGGTACTGGTATCGGTGGTGTCGGTGAAGATTCTCTCATTCATCCACCAGCAGGATATCGCATCGCTGGTATCCGG